CCTAGGGTGGGCACAAATACTGACCTGCAGCTAAAGTGGGTTGGTTCGCAAATACGACGGTGGATGGTCGAGAAGACCAGCCGTCGCAATTACGGGGCTGAAGAGCCCAGTAGGGTCGCCTCACGAGTCGTGAAGACGGTCCAGGAGATTTACAATCTCCCGGATATCCGTCTTCCTCGTGCCTTTGGCGTCCCGGCCAACGAAAAGAGGGACAAGGAGTTTTGTGTGGGACTCCTTGAAAACCCGGAAAAACACCCATGGAAGGGTGCCATGCAAACACTTAAACCGCGAGACCAGTTCTCGCTCGCGGGGAGCCTGTTCATGCTCCGCAAAGTGCTTCGCCCTTCCTCCGCCAATGAACGAACGGCCCTTGACAAGCACAGGGCCCTCCTCACCTCTCCTCCCCCCCCCCCCTGTCCCAACCAGCAGGAGTTCCGCGACTTCGCCTCTTTAGAGGTCGCGAAGCTCTTTAAGCCTGGCTGGGACCGCGCTCTTTACCCGGCGGCCTGTCGCCGCTTTTCCCCTAGTGGCTCAGCCACATCAACGACGCCACGCAAACATGGTGGCCAATCACGGGACCTTCAAAATCAAGAAGACCGTTTCCTTCGTTCGACACTCTCTCCTCGCGAGTATGACGCCTCTGAGTGGGTGGCCGGGCTGGCCCCCCCCTCCAAGCGCGCCCGCGTTAAGGTAGGAGTGGTGAAGGAAAACGGTAAGGTCCGCGTGGTTACCGCCATGCCGTCGGAGATGTCGCGGCTGAAGCCGCTTCACGAGGCGCTGTACGAGCGCCTGACAAAAGAAAAGTGGTGTCTTCGTGGTGACGCCAAACCGTCTGCGTTCCGTGAGTTCACGGAGAAGGAAGGAGAGGTCTTTGTGTCGGGTGACTACGAGTCAGCGACGGATTTTCTTGACATCGAAACCACGGAGTTTCTGATGGAGATCATCTTGCGGAATGCCCGCGTGATCCCACCAGAGATTCGCGATGCAGCGATGTCGTCTTTCCGCTGCGACTTGTTTTACCCCGGCGACAAGGAAAGCGGGACGAAAGGGGAAACGGTTCGGCAGGTTCGGGGGCAACTCATGGGTGCCTACCTGTCCTTCCCTCTCCTTTGTCTGCGCAATTTCCTCTCTTTTGCTTTTCTGACCCGCGGAAAAGCCTTGCCCGTCAAGATTAACGGCGATGACATAGTGTTTCGGGCCCGGCCCGAGGTCGCTACAACCTGGATGGAAGGAGTCGAGAGGACTGGACTGAAGCTCTCCAAGGGGAAGACCCTGGTTCATCAGTTCAAGTTCTCTTTGAACTCAACCTTCTTTCTGGCGCGTAAGCGGCGCGCGCCGGCACTGTGTCCCGTCATACGGGCTAAATCCCTCCTCAACCGGGACTCTCCGCCTGACGAAGGCGGGTTCCGGTCGTTTATGTCCGGATGGACGCGAGGAGGATTTAGCCCGTTCTGGGAAAGGGCGTCAAGGAAAGTGGGCGGTCTTTGGCTTCGAAGCAAGAGACCAGCGATAGACGCGTTGGGAAGGGGCGTCTGGGGGTTGGGGGTTAAGGCGACCCCCTCGCAGCTCCACGAGAGCAACCTTGTCGGCGTTGAGACATACTTCAACCCGGGCGGGCGACGATTTCGGATCGCGCCCGCTCGGATTCCAGTCTACGCCGAACAGGAGTTGCCCTACCGTAGGGCTACGAGGGAGGAGGTGAAGAGGGTCGCGCCTGCGCGGCTGAAGGAGTGGGACGAGGGGCTGTCCCAGTGGTTCCACCACCGTGCGTGGACCGTTGTGAGAAGGCGTGAAGAAGCCTTCCACGACTGGTGGTGGAAGGAGTGCAAGGAGACGGGTGCAGCGGCAGCAATCAGGAGCTTCTTCAGGCTCCTGAACGTCCGAAAGAGCAAGGCGATCGTGACTCTGTTCCGATCCAAGGCAGTGGTGCCTGGATACGGTCCGGAGGAACGCTCGTCTCTTTCGGTCGCAGTTGATGCTGGCCGCTACGCCCGTCTGCCTTCTCTCTCCCTTCCACTCGGGACTCCGCCCCCCGTGACAAAGAAAAGTGTTTGGGTTCCGCTCGAATGGGAACCCCCGAAGTTGGCCAGGATTTCCTGGCAAGTGGCGACCTGAGAGGTTTTAGGTCCTCGGGATGACGCAGGGAGTTTTTACCCTGGTCGGAAGTAGGAAAGTCTGATGACCTGCCGAGTATGAGATACCGACAGGCAGCGAACGGAATGGCCATATGTCTCGGCCGCGTAGGGGAGTGGGTCCCGTGGGACTCCTCGCCATCCGCATGAACTCCTCCTGGTTACGTGAGTAACCCCGCACTTAAGTGTGCCAGAAACTCCCTCTGCCGGCCTGATTCAACCGGTCGTAGAGGGCCCCTGACATCGATGCTGTCCGGCCGAAATCCGGAAACAGAATGATCGGTGGCGTCTAAACGCCAGTGTTAGCGAGGGCCCCCTGCGTCCGGCCACAGTAAGCCCGATCGCAGAAAGCCTGTAGGTTTCCCCTGGGGAGGGAAAGCCTAGCCAGAAGGAATGTAGTGCCCGTGGTGGGGGGCAACGAGGGGCTCCAGTAGGGAAATGGAAACCTACCGAAACGGAGTCGAGAGACAAAAGGAAGTTCGCTGTCTGAGCGGGAGGTGTCAAGGGTCTGACGATGGACTGAAACCGGCTTGGGACTTTTTGGCCCTGCTGACCGGTGATTGGCTTAAAAAGGGGGCTCCAGTAGGGAAATGGAAACCTACCGAAACGGAGTCGAGAGACAAAAGGAAGT